CTAACCGAACTGGACGGTTCTTCGCAGGCCTTGGGACAATGGCAGGGAATAGCCGATCAGGCAGAATTGATCGAGCGCGAAGAGGACCACCGATTCGAAGTTTTGTGCCTCCGCCATCCGTGCTTCTTTGAGCCAGGAGGTGGACGAATCGCCGATGCCGACGAGGTGGCTCCGCTGGGCCGGCAGGAAGCCTTTGGAAGCTCCGAAGTCGACGGTTTGGAGGCTGAGGTCGAGATTGCGAGCGTAGGTGTATCCGAAGCTCTCGGTCTTGAGACAGGTCAGATTCGTGGGGGTCCAATCCTGCACCGGGTAGTTGATTACCTGGTCGAGAGCGCCGGCATTCACGTCGGTCGGATAGAGCACTTCGAAGCGTGAATTGGGGTAAGTGGCACGCACGAAGGTCATGATCGTGTTCGTAAATTGCCCGATGAGAGTTGGCAGGAAAGCTGCTTCATCGGGGACGGTGGCAGGATCGGTTGTGTTCGCGTTAATTACCTGCATATTCCGACCATACTGGGTTCTGAACGTCGCGCTCGTGTAGGCATCGTAAAAAGTCATGCCCGGGACCGGCTGCTTTGTCACGGGATCCACGTCATCCGGAAAATACCACCACTGGATCTCACCGAATTGCAGATAAGGCTGCAGTCCGGCGGCGCTCTGGATCGCTGCCAAATCCGCGTAGGCCTGCTGCCAGAACGCGACGCTCTGGGGCGAGAAGTTAGTCTGGAGCGCCGGTGTGTTCACGGTTACAGGGCGTCCACTCGGGTAGCGCTGGCCGATGCCCGCCGCCGCTGAGGGGTCGCCATCTTGGAGCTCGGTACTCAGCGCAAGCGCAACTGAGTCATGACCATACGATTTCAACGCGACGCAGAAGCTAGTTGTCCAGTCACGCGCCGCGCGGTTCACGCGCGGAGTGGCGGACAAGTCAGTAGTCCAGGAGCCGTCCATTCCGCCGGATAATGTTGCGCCGGTAGTTTGGGTCGTAAGATGAGCGGTTGAGGGCGAAACCGCGATTGTTACAGCGTTTCCATCGGCTCCCATAGTGCGCGAGTAAATGGTCAGAGCGCTTCCATTCGCTTGTGCCCAAATTGCGGTGTAGCCGTTGTTGATGAGTAGTTCGAATGCCTTCGCGAGCGTTTCGGCAGTGTCGCCGATCAGATTCAGATGCTGAATCGCCACCGCCGTGGATGTCGGCTGGTCGGTTCTGCCGATGGTGATCGTGGTGATGGCGTTGGCGTCCGGAGTGCCAGTGAAGGTGATCGTGCCGGCAGCATACTGGTGGCGGGCGCGGGTCATTTCGTAGAACCACAATGCGCCGACATAATGATTCGCCCGCCCTTTAAAGCCGAGCGAATCGATTAGCCAGGCGGTGCGTTCCGGGGCGAGAGCGATGGAATGGTCGGTGTCCCAATCCGTTGCCAATGTGAAGGTTGGCTCGGTTGGACTAGTAGGCAGGTTGTTATCCGGGATGGCGATCTCAACGAAATCGAAGTAGAAGTAGAATCCCGATGGGCCGGCGTGAGTTACCCGCAGGGTGTGCGAGCCCGCGGGCAACTGTCCGAGCGGACGGCGAATAAGAACATCCTCGCCCGGAAGGTTGAGGTTAACCGTTGTCGCTGGATGGCCGTCCAGCACGATCTGGATGCTGGCCGCGTTAGCGGCTAGACGTGTTCCCAAGTACAGCGAATGAGTCTGGGCTGAATAGTAGTCGCACTCTACCCACTCACCCGACGTGGTCGAAGAATGAATGGTGCCGCCGGAGAAGTTCCCGATGGCCGAAGTCCAATTGTTGGAATACCGGAGCTCCGCGGAATCGTCCTCAATGCGGCGGCTGCCAGGTCCTGCGATGGAGTAAGTGCGTCCCGACCCCGTCACATTCCAGTTACTGACGACGACTTCGAACTCGCTACGCTGGAAGGATGCCGGCTGGAGCGACGCCGCATAAGTCCAGCGCAATTTGCGGATGGAGTGAGCGGGTACGGTGCCCAACACCGGATCCACCAAGCTGTTGAAAGGTAGTGTAACCCGCCATTTTTTAGGTGACGTTCCGCCGGAGAATTGCTTCCAGGAGAGATCCCACTGCTCTGTTTGGCTACCGGAAGCGTAGGTGTAGAGTCCAATTCGGTTCCCGTTGGCGCCCGATGTCGAGGCGGTGGCGGTACTCCTCACGCCATTCGTCGCCCCAAGGTACGAGAGTTGGATTTGCGTGCCGTTTTGCACCGCGGTCATGGTTGGAGAGAATGCATTTACGCCGTCGACCAGGTTCTTCGCGGCGAAGTCTAACGGATTAGCTGTCATCGCGTACGGGTAGTGCTCTCCCAAGAACGCGAATCCGACGATGTCGCCAGGTGTTACCGACCCGCCCAATTGTATCTGCGCCGTCGCCGGTTGATAGCTTCCTTCGATCGGGACCGCGTAATTAGTCAGCGGGACATGATAGATAGTTCCATCGTCAGTCCAAACGCGCAAGTTCGGCCAGTCGACCGTTGGGTACAGGTCCGAGTCCATCGCGATGCAGTTACTGCGGGTCTCTTCGTAGGTGAGCGTCAGCCCGCTCAGGTCACCATCCGGAAGGCTACGGAAATCGGGATGTTCGAAGACGTTATCGCGATTCCACTCGATCACCGCCCAATCGAATTGCTGGCGCCAGGAACCCGACACAGTGAAGCCGGTAGGACTGGTCGAACTCAGCGCCGCAATCGCGGAGGGCCGGTAGAAGTAACACTGTAGGTCGCGGTCGGGCCGCAGCTTTTCAAGGGTCTCTGGCATTGCGGGCTCCTTAGAGGCGGATTGTTACCGTCAGGTCTGCGCCTGGGACGGTGTTGCTGGTCTGCGAAACAGACACTATGTCCAGGCCGATTGGCTGCGTGGCGAGCAGGGGGCCGAGGAGGAAGCCATCCACCGATTCGGACGAAGTGGCTCCGACCGGAATAGTCAGATCGCAGTAGGGAGCGCCGCCTGACGTCACTCGCAGTTGCACCGGTGAACCCGTAGGCGCCGTATTCACCGAGGCGGAGACGTAGTTGACGGAGTGTGTGGCGTCAATCGCGAGCGGTGGCGCGGCGTTTCTTTGAATCGCCAGCATTCCTTCTACCTGGATCGACAACTGTCCGCCCGAAAGAGTCCGCAGACCTTGGCTGAGGGTGTTTGTGAAGGACTTTCGGGCCACGTTGCTGTTCCCTTGGCTGTTCGTCATAAAGAGTTCGGCTGCGGCGACGCGGGCATCGGGAAGATAGACCGGGTAGGCATAACTTCCGCTAGCAAGGCTGCCGAAAAAGCCTCTCGCGAACGGCATCACGAACACCTTCTTCGCAAGATTGTAAATCGCCGTGGCGGTATTGTGCGCGCTCGCCACTGTTCCGTAGGCCCCGCGTTGGACGGTTACCAGGGTCCCCGTCGATGCCTGCTGTACCATGACTATTTCGGATTCGATCTGAATCAAATCCCCGACGTTGGCGCTCACGGCAGTGTTCAGGGTGACAACCGTGCCTTGATCGTCGACCGCACCTGCCAGCCCAAGATAGGTGAGTCCGCCGGTCTCATCCCAATACCAGAAAGTGAGTGTGCCGGCGCTGATGGTCCGAGTGTCCACGAATGTTGGGAACGAAATTGCCTGGACTTCTACGGTGCCTTGGCCTACCGGGGACAACCCGAATATTGGCGTCGGGGGCACATCGCTATCGGATGCATTACTGCCGTCCCCAATGATCTGCCATCGCGTCAGAGGATTCAATTCATAGGCAGACTCCGCGTTGAGCGCGTTGGCGGACCGGCCCGAAATCTGCACCGTCGTGCCGGCTCTGTTCGGAATCTCAAATGCGATCGGGCTCGAAACACCCGTTGCACCGAACTGCCATGCTGAGTCGCTGACGACAAAGTAACTGGTACTGTCGGGTGGCACATTCCAGGACTGCGTAATCGTTATCGTACTGGCGGTGTTGCCTAGAACTGTCCGCTCCTGTCCCGCGCCATTCCCTCTGGTAATTCGCACGGTTGCTCCGGTATACTCATTGGCCAGCATGTGTAACGTGCTGTTGCCAATCGTGAGAGCAGAGTAGGTGTCAACACCTTCCTCGGGCTGTAGCTCCAGGCGCCAGTAGAAGTTCGCGTGATCGTAGTTCATGTCCGGAGGCGACACCAGTGTGGGCGCCGCGCCCGTGTCGATATACTGTCCTGCGATCGGTACGCGGCCCGCAATTTGAAGTAACTGCGCGGGCGTAATCCCGCGGTACACATTGAAGCTTGCTGCGCTCGCCGGAAAGCTAAGATTGGGCAGAGTCACCTGGTTGGTATTGACCCCGGCGGGGACAGTAGCCTTAACCACAAAGGAGAGGGCGGTCTCAGCGCCTGAAGAGTCAACGCCGGTTACGGCATAGTAAAGAGTCTGTCCGCCAGATAGGGTCCCCCCCGTCGTGGCCACTTGTGCATTCAAGCCGACGAGCGGCATGCCCGTACCGCTCGTCTGTACCTTTCCTGGATTTACAAACCCAGCCGACAACTGAAGGTAGACCCCGCCGTCGGAAGTCTGCACGGTACTCTCTGAGATGCTGAACTGCGCCACTCCGTGCGCATCTAAAGTGCTTCCGACCAGAGGCCTCGGCAATCCGACGTCTGCCCCCGGTTGGCGTCCAGAGCCGGAACCTCCCGCCCCGGATAGGTTGTACCAGGAATCGTCGTGGATTTGTGCGGTGATCGAGGCTATCCGGTAGTTGGACCCGGGGGCGATCCGAGTAATGCGGAACGGCTGCCGATCCCAACCCTCCTTGGAATACGTAATGGTGATGAGATCCCCGGGCCGCAGGTCGACGGCGCGCACACTTGTGTCGAAATCCACATATGTATTCCCGCTCACTGACTTCTTCAGTTGAAGAGAAGTGATTCGTGTGGCTTGGTCAAAGTTGGGCACGCCCAAAGCCGTGATGGAAGCCGAAATCTCCTGCGACGTGCGCAGGGAATCGTCCAAGCTGGTGAGTGAGACACTGTCCTGCTGGTACTCGTTGAATTCATCCTGGAACTCAAGAGTAAAGAGGTTGGGCGAGTCGGCGGAAGTACGGGATGAAGTCCGGAATGAAGCCTGGCCATTCTCGCGCCGGAGGATACCTGAGAACAAATTGTCGCCGAATTCATAGGCGGGCCAACCGCCCGCCAGCGACTCCGTGCTATTGGACCCCAGCGGGACGATAGGCTGTTGCAGGGCGAGGCTATCTTCGGCACGAAGTTGCAGTAGGCCGTTCGAATTGGTGATAAGATACACCTGCGCGTTAGTCCGTATGCCGCGCACGATATCGGCGGCGCTGCGCCTGCCCGTGAGAATCAGATTGCATTGGAATCGCGGAATGAGCGTCGAGTTACCATTCAGGTCGAGGGCCGTCACTAACTGATCGCATCGCTGCGCCACGTGCGCAAAGCTCGGCAGGTCGAGGTCAGCCGTTGTCCAACCGCTTCGGCTCAATACATCGAGCATCACCCATGCAGGATTATTGCTAAAAACCACATCCAGGGCAGCGCCAGTCGAATCGAATCGACGCACCCTGAGCCCTTGCGCCAAGACTTGTATCTCGGGCAGAGAATTCCCATTGCTAATCCGGTTGGGCACTACCACTGACAGGCAAGCCAGACTGCCATATGGATCGCCGACCGGCTTGCCGGTGGTGTCCACAAAGTCCAGATTGAAGGCGCCAGTTCGCGCCCCCAGAGTAACCACGTTATACCATCCCGTGGCCGTCATGTTGGCGCCGGCGACACCCTCCGGTATCTCGACGCCGTTCACGATCACCTTCACCACTGCCGTCATTTCACCGGCGCCGAGGAGGACCTCTGTGTGCGTCAGGTTGCCGTCGTTGCGAGCGAAGACGATGGGCGGGTAATACCAGCCCGTCCCATAGACAAGCGGAATGCAGTCATTGTATCGGGCCTGGTTGTCCAAAGTAAGAGAGGCGTGCGACCCCTTCTCTCCGTAACTGCGGACGAGAATCGACGCGGGCACAAACTCGATTCCGCCGAATCTCCTGGTCGAGTTGCCGCTGCTGTCGGTATCGAACATTCCGCGCTGCACACACTGAGCCCGGCTATAGTCGCACGAGGTAAAGGGCGCTCCAGCGTTGAGAGTGCCGACTCCGCCCGGGACTCCTGCAGAGTAGCCGCACCGATAAAATGGCGAGTAAATCCCTTTGGCTCCGCCGTCGATGGCTTCGGTCAACTGCGCTGCAGTTGTGGGGAACGTCCACGGGCAGCGCTTTTGGATTCGCGTCGCTGGCAAGAACAGGCGCTGCAGGTTGAGCCGGTTGGAGAAGCTCAGGCGGAGATACGATTCGGTGGACTCGTCGGGAGGGTTCGCACTACCTCTGAACAATACGCGCACATCGGTGGCCGCCACGCCCGTAAACAGGTTCATGAACAGGAACTGGATGGTAAGTTGAGCGCCTTTCCAGCCTATCGTCCGCTCTACTGGCGAATAGAACGAGTCTGCGTTCCCGAGAGTGATTGAAACTTGAGACACACCATCGGTAGCGTCGCTCGATGCCGATCGCAACTCAAACAGATTGTGCTTAAGAATGCGCGCCGCGTAAAGCGAGCCCCCATAGTGAACGCGATGGGTGCTCCACCGGTAAACCTCGCCCGACGGCAAAGTACAATCAAACAGGAAAAGCGGAGTTTCGGGGGTTTCGAGTTGTTTCTGATCTTCAATTGTTGCCATTTGTCGTCCTAGCCCGCCACATTGCTAACGATCTTCACCTTGCACCCATACTGATTCAGCCCGGTCGCCGTCCACTGGAGGACATCCTGGTCGAAACGGCAAACAGGGTAGACACCACAACGATCACGAGTCTTCTTGTATCCCCCGGCCCCGGTCTGCGCTTCCAACTGGATACCAAAAAGGGACGTGCTGAAACCCGGCTGGATTCGAAGCCCAACGGTGAGTCCGTCACCGTCGGCGCCGAGCTGAAATGAATGAGCGATGCGAGTCCAGACGTTTCCGGCAGTGAATGTCTTCGCTACTTCCGTCGTGCCATTGCTTCCGAAGAACTCGACGGCCACCGGCGCGTCGTTGCGAATCCAGGCGCTCAGGCAATATTGAAAGCTCGCGGGGATCGGTTGCTTCTGCGCTATTTGCTGGGCCGCCTGCGCCCCATTTGTGATTTGCGTTCCTGCGGTTCCTCCGGTCGGGTCCGGACTCCCGCTCGCAGAACTCATCAGTGGATCGGCCGTCCACACGCTCTGTGTCAGGTCCTCGCTCCACGCTAGCAGGTTGCCTGTTGGGTCCAGAAACAGGAACGAGAGCCAACGTCCAAAAGAAGCGTCGAACAACTGCTGGACCGCGTCGCGTTCCGATTGAGTCAGGTTGTCATGGGTAAGCTCCCAGGCAACCGTAGACGCCCCGGTGTCTGCTACGCGGATGTCGAGTCCGTCCCCGAACTGGTTGACTAGCGTGCGACGGCTGTTGACCCTGGTAATCGGATATTGACCCAACGAGCCGGTGACGAGTTGTGGGTAGTAAGGCATTACGATCTGTTCTCTTTGATGGTGATAGTGGTGCTCGCATCCAATTCGGCTGCCAACTGCTCGGTCATGCTGTCGATATCCAGGCAGCAACTGGGATAGACTGTGCCGTCCCAAGGGTCAATGAATGAGAACGGTTCCGCGCCGCCATCCTGAATTCGAAAAAACTCACGGAGTGCGTTCAACTCGGTTTCATCGATCCGGTCGAAGAGGATCTGCCAGCGATGCAGCGGCGCGGAGTAGTCCCGATAACGTTGCTCGGATCCATCGAGGAAGCGCACCACTTGGGTTAAATACGATGCTTCTCTTCCTGCGGGATACTGCATTACGGCTCCTGTCCTGAGCGTGGGAAAGGTACTCATATTACAGATCCGCTATCACATCTTTGAGGTTGCTCGAGTTTAAGAGAGCCTGGCGCACGGCCTGAGCGATCTCCTCGCTATGATCCAGGAATGACTTACTGTCGATGGCATTGACCTGAACCTGGACCGACTGTTGCGAGGACCCGCCACTGCCGAGCGGTCGGGCCATCCCATTCTGGCCGTAGTCCACTGGAGTCACATTCCCACTTGCCTGCAAGGCCCCGGCATAGTGGACCGATGGGGGAAGCGTGAAGGGTACCAAGGGCTGTGCGGTTTGCGTGTTCGTGCCCCCGAAGAGGTTCAGCAACCCCGTAATGATTGGTGAGATGCCGGAAGCCGAAAGTAGGCTCGCGGCGAGGCTAGTGCCCGAGGTGCCGGTTGCCATCCTTCCAGATGACGAGCTGCCGTTCCCCACGAATCCCTGTATCCCAGTGAGAGCGGCCAAGTGCGCCTGCTGTAAAGCCTTCAGGTTATCCAGCTGGGTGCTCAGGCTGGACACCTGCTGGTCAACGGTACCAGGGGCGCCCGATGCGTCGCTGCCCGTTAGGCCCGGGACGGTGGGCGTATTGTCCACCGATAGGCCTGGGAACGAGAGCACTTGCAACAGATCGGTGCGCCGCCGATGGTCGCCAAGCCTGCTGACAAGGCGACTAAGATGAGTGTTGGGCATTACGGATCTCCATGATCAATTCGTTCTCTAGGACAGCAATCGCGTCCACTAACTTCGATGGCAACGCAAAGTAGTCGCGGTGGCCGAAGAGTCTCCAGGCGTTGTACTCCTCAAGGAGACACAGACTCTCCGCAGTGATGTACGATACCGGGCAGGTGTCGCAGGTTACCCTGCCGCGCGCCCACACGATCGTATTGTTTTCCGCTGTTTTGGGAAGCCATCCACAGTGGCGCTTACGCTCCAGGCCGCTCTCCCTGCAGGTGTCGCACTTCCAGGCGGCCGCGTTGGAAAGTTGAAAGTGAAAGGCGACAATTAGTTTTTTCGTTCTTCATCCGACAATCCGCACTGCGACTTGACGGCGGCCACGATTTCGCGCGTGAGTTCTTCCGGTCCTCGATCCAGGAGGGCATCGAGAGTCGGGGCGCCGCCGTCCACGCTGATGCCTTCGACGAGAGTCAGTCCCCAACGGAGGTAGAGCTCGTCGATGGACTGCCCCAGTATGTTCGCTTCCACGCTTTCAAGCAGGTTGCCGGACGCCTCAAGGAAGGGCATTTGCGCCGCCATTTCGCGGATGCGCCGGAGAAGGTCCATGCGGCGTCCGAAGGACATCCGAAGTATCGTAAAGTGCACTCCGGGACACGCCCTCGAAGCTACGCGCACTTCGCTCTGGTATGCAACGCTCTGTGGGCTATCCGAACGCGATATATATTTCATCGTTGAGTGTTCCTTGCGCCCGGCAGTTGACAAAATGCCATTGTTGCCGTGTTTCGCTGTCATCGAATTCCGGAACCTCCGGGACCACGCTTGGCATATAAATCCCGAAGAGATGTCCCGGCGCCTGCCCAAGCTGCAGCATGACGCCGATCGGGCTCCGTTGTCTCGCCGCCTGATAGAGAGCCTGAGTATTTGCGTCATCCTGCTGATAGAGGCTAAGCTCGAGCGAGACGTTCCGCATGCCCGGTGTAATTCCGCGGGCCAGCCCCGCGCCAAATTCATGATCCCGCAGCGTCAGGTCATTGGTGAAGGTAAGTTGTGCCTTTGTGACGGTCAGGAAGTCTGTCGGCGTCGGTCCGAGCCAGACTTGGCCTAGATGGCCCGGGACAATGCAGTAGTTATAGGCGGCATCGAGGGCTGGTTCTGCGGGATATGTTTGGACTCCCCCGTCACCGCTGACGAAGCTGGCGCTATCTATCAAATCGGCGGCGAACCCCGAGAACTGAAACTCGTGATAGTCGCCATTCACATTTACTTTGAAATCGTTCACCGCCGCCCCGCACAGCACTCGTTGGACCGCCGTCGCTGGACTCCAGTAGTCGAAAATGCTGACGCTGGGCAATTCAGACGACGTCTGATAGGTTGCTGTTGCCCCGGCGACTGCATTAGCACCAGGCATAGCGCTCAGCGGTGCATTTAGTTGAACCGTCTGACCGTCCACGACTCCGGTAACGAAGCGCAATTCCCCATTGACAGTGATTGCTTGACCTGGGAGCAATCCGTGAGGAACCGCGAATGTGAGACGCGACCGGCTCGCGGCGGAGGCGACATTGCCTCCGCTCCAGATAGTAGGCGCGCTTCCCAGGCATGCGTGCACTAAGGGGCCGTAAGCAGGCTCAGTACTTTGATGGTCCCATCCGGTCAGGTATGTGGACAGCGCAAAGTGAGTATGCTTGCGCAGGCCGCCGCACGGATCGCCGAGAAACGTCCGCGTCCCGGTTTTATCCTTGCGGACCGCGCTTTCGCGCCGCTGCCGGGTGGTCAGCTTGACAGCCGGTATCCGGTTTTGCGCAGCAGGAGCCGGCGTCTGGCCGTAACTCGATTCGAGCACCACGTAGAAACGATTATTGTTGGATGATATATATGAAGACATCTTGGTTACAGGAAGTACCTGCTCCTTAGTTGCTGCTGAGTTCCGCCGTAAAAGTGATCTTCGCAATCTGCAAAAAGTTCTTCCCGCCATGCTTCACCGGCCCATAAGCGATCTCGTATCCGCCGGTGTAAAACACGCCGCTCCCCCAATCGCCGCGATTCTGATCCAGGACTCGTGTCACTGCGTCCGTGTATAGTTGCATCACCGTCTCTAGGCCCTCTAAGCGGTCCTGTGACACACGGACCTCCGCAACCATCTCCACCTGGCCGGAAAACGTGCGAAACTTCTCCCGCAACTGGTTCGACACCTTGCTGCAATACACATGGACGGCGGGGTACTTGGTCGCAACGCTCTTTTCAATCACGTCCGGAGCGACATTTTGTGCGATGAGCTGTTGTGTTGAGAATGTTGGCAGCGGGGTGCCAGACAAATCGGCGATCACGGAAAGAGTTCCGGGAAGGCCTTCCCCCGCCGCAAAGAGTGACCGGAGCTTGTTCGTTACTACGCTTGCTGTCTGCGCCATATCTTATCCCCTCAGCATGCTCTGCTGATCGACAATGAATCGATCCGCCCACTGGCCCGGCCCGAGCGGGCGTCCCAGCCGAAGGTCCGATCCCGATGCCAGTTGCCACGTGCTGCCTGCCGGAACGGGTATGTCATTTTGAAGTGTGACTTCCTCAGGGGTGGACCCTACATAGACGTTCCAACCTGCCGTGTTGGCGGCCATGCCCGGCTGTTCAACTACTAACTGGGCTCCGTCGGGTATTTGAAGAGCCACTAACTCGCTGGGTGCACTCTCCTGGCCGGCCGAGTTCGCCCAGGTCGTGCGGACGTAATAATCGGTGCTGAGTGCGTTCCCTGTGATCGAGAGCAGTAGCGGCGTCATCGGCTTCGGTATCGGTTGCCAGACCAGGCCGACCCCGATTTGGTAAAGCTGCCGGGCCGCCTCGATGGCCCGCTGCTGGTATTGAAGATATCGTCCACGGTAACGATCGTTAAGCTGATTGTTATAAGCTTCTTGATAAGTGAGTTCGATCGTCTTGAACGCATGCCAACGCTGAAGCGGCGCCGTAATCACAACATCGTGAAGACCTGTCTTGCGTCGGATCAACGCGCCATCTGCAAACAGCGTGTTTGCGTCCCGAGTCGAGTGCTTGATCAGGAAGATCAGCAATTCGGACGCAATAAGATCCTGCGCCAGGGCCATTTTTGCGTTCACATTGATCTGCTCAACGCTGGTCTCAGTCAGGAGGGCGCTTTCATAGCGTTCCAGATCGCGTAGCGTGTTGATGGGTCCGTCGGTAAATAGGGCCATGGCGTCTCGGACCTCTTACTGCTCGCTCTTGCGGCTCGGGCGGCGCACAATGCCGCGGAACTCGTCAGTCTCTTCCGGCGTCGCCAGGCGCGCTCTTCCCTCGGCAATCAGCTTCGCGGCGAGTTCCCTCCGCACCTCGGTCTTCACGCCCGCCTTACCGCCATCCGGCGTCTCAGCGCTCACCACCACCACATGCGGCGCGGAAATCTCGCGCTCGATGTTGCGCATCTTCTGATAGAACATTCTGAGGTCCATGTCTGTGTCTCCTAGAGATGTCAAGCGAAGGCGGGCCCTTGCGGACCCGCCCACTGAGTCTGCTTAGCTGTTTACCTGGACTGCGAAATTGTTGCGCAGAACAGCCGTTCCATACAGGACGTCGACGGTGAACTGCTGCGCCAGCGTGTTCGGCTGGTAACTCATCACCACGCGAATCCCGAAGTTACCCATCTCGGCGTATTCGGCGATCGCTCCGGTTCCGGGAATCGGCTGCGGCAACCGGCGGATCACCAAGCCGATCGCATTCTTGGCGAACGCGAGGTTGTGAGTAGAGATCGGTCCACTTCCCGTCTTGCCGACAAACTGCGACCGGAAGATAAAGAAGTCCTTCATCTTGCCAACCGAGCCGTCGATCAAGGCGCGAAGTCCCGCGTCACCGGCGGTGTAGAATTCGCTGAAGCGGGGAATCTGCCGCAGGGCCGAGTAACCTGCGGAATCCACCACCAGATACTTCGAAGCGCTGGCCGGCACTTTGGCCTGGAACAACGCGGTTTCGGCAGCGTCGATAGTCGCTTCCACCAACGGCGAACCGGGCGAGCCGACCGGGCTATTGGCCGTGAACTGCGAGTACAGGTTCAGTAGGTCGCCTTCGATCCGTTCAGCCAGTGCGACCACGGCGGGTTGCATGTACAGTTTGAGAAGGTCCGGCACCGCCAGAACCTTAGTGACGTCCGGAATCTGGAACGTCGCCTCTGCGTGAGTGTTGAGAACGATCTGCGCATTCCCCAGGCTGGGGTTCTGCGTCTGCACAGTCCCGCCTTCGGCGATGTTATTCGCCACCAATGTCGGAGGGATCGGGACGTTGACCGTGTCTCCGGCTTGCGCCAAGGTCGGCTCGTAATCGCGATTGACCAGGTTGCCCATGACCAGGTTGCCCATGAGCGCTGGAAGCGCGTCCACGGCAACCAATTTCACAATCGCATTCGCTACATTTGCTGATGTAATAGATGGCATTGATTTTCCTTCTGATTGCTTCTGTTACTGTCCTCGTAACGTCTGGCTTGCCAGACGCGAGATTTCCTGGCGGACGCGGTCTAAGTCCTCCGGTCTCATCCCCGGACGGATTTTGTCGATATCCACGCCGCCTCCGCCGCCGCCCGGTGCGATCTTATGCACCGGTCCCACCCCAGATCCACCGGCGATGCGCGCCGGCAGTAACTCGGGATTCTCGTTGACAAACTGCGTCAGGTAGTCCTTCATGGGAACTGAGCCTTGATCGGTCTTTGCGACCAACCGACCGTCCTCGCTCCGCTGAATGTCGTCCCGCACCACCCGATACGCCAGGTCGACCTTGGCTACGCCCAGACGCTGCAATTCGGAGCGAATGGTTGCGCTACGGTCTGCCTCGTCAGCCATCTTCCGCGTGCGGTGGTTCTCCTGCACCAGTTCGTTGAGCCGCAACTCAAGTTGTTCGCGGCGCTTCCGTTCTTCTAAAAGCTCGGCCTTGTACGCAGGCTCCGCCTTGGCGTGTTCAGCCTTCACAAACTCCTCGATCGCGCCACGGATTACGTTGCGCAGATCGACCCCTTCGGTTTTGGTTTCGTCCATATCTTCTCCTGAAATCGTTAATACTGTTGGCTGTCAATCTCGCGGGTAATCTGATCTTTGATGTCTTGGCGAACATCGCTCAGATATTTCAAGGCCAACTTCTTGTAGACTTGCTTCGTAAGTGTCGGCGACTTCATGCCGAGGGCGATAAGCCTTTCGGCATCTGCCAGCTCTGTGCCGAAGTCGCCGATATCGAACTCGTCCATCCCTGAGACGTCGATGCGGAGGGCATCCTCTCGTGCCGTCGAGATCGCCCGGAGAACCCGCTTCATCGAATCTTTTAGTGTGTCTCCGTAGGCGCGTAGAACCTCCTGCGTAATCGCGAAATCACGTTGTTTACTCAACCCTGATTGGAGCGCTCCTCCCGACAGGCTGCCGCCCGCTTGCGGAAGATAACAAACACGATAGATCTCTTCCTGCAGACGCGCCAGGTTGTCGGCGGCGATGACGAATACCTTACCCTCGGGCTCTGTCCAGCCAAACCGGTCATTTGGACCAAGTTGCACATAGTAAGACTCCCCGAGTATCTGCTGCCAGTCTTTGTCTGAATAGATCACCGGCATCGTGTACAGCCCCATCGTGAGTGCCCACGAAAGCGAGTTGGATTTATTGAAGTGCTCCAACTGTAGCGAGGCAGCTCGGTTCATAAGACAGAGTCCGTCGCTCACCTTCAGGTCGAAGAGAGGAACCCGCTCGCTCTTTGCCAGGCCATGTCTTCCGCGGTCGCTCTCTACGATCTCGCTCGACTTTCCAGGTTGTTCGATTCTCTCGTAGAAGCGGTATGTCTGTTTGTCATAGTAAGACCACCGGGTAACCGTGGACCATTCGGCCTCTTCGATCTCCGGTTTACGGAGCCCCGTCGTCCGCAGCACCACCCACTCATAACTGCCCCTCTCGTCCAGGCTCCAGTTGATCAGCTCTTCCGGCGAATACCCAGTGAGATAAGCGCGGGAGATTCCAGTCTCGTCTTCCTCGGCTCGGGTTGTTACGGGCACTCCCTTGGGAAAGTCGACTAGAACGTGGCTGCTGCCGTAGATCAGGGCGTCAATGTATCGGCGGCGAAAGAACTCCGTGAAGGGAGTTCCGCGGAAGTCGCAGTCCTCGCTGAACTTACTAAAGAAACTCTTCCCCAGCTCGTCAGTCCCGTCGAAGGCGAGGACGGGTTCCGTGCGGAACAACGTTGCGGCGTACCAGTCGATGATCGATCCAACGTAGTTCTCGTAAAAGACCCGGATCAGGCGCTCGCCATAGACGTCGCCGGGCTCTTTTTGTCGCCGGACCAGGTATCTCTCCGCATTTACCTTAAACTGCTCACCGCCCACGTACATGTCCTGGTATCGTTTCCAGAAGAGTTTGCGCACCGCATAATCCGGATGCTCCCGATTGATATCAAACACGCCTCTTGCTCCTTAAAGTAGTATGTCGAAGTAAGTCGCAAGGCGGCTGCCTCGCGGTACGCTGCTCTACCAGAACAGCCGTTTCCCGGATTCTCCGGCCGATGCGTCGGTCTTGAACTCGCGCCACATCAAATACCCAAGTGCGTCCGACAAGTGCGTGCGCCGCGGGTCATGCTCTTTATCGATCACTACGCTATCCGGCTTGTAGACAACTTCCTCCATATCCGCGATCAACTCCTTGCAGCGCGGATCGATGAAGAGCTGCGACTCACCGGACGCCGACAGCAACATCGAGTTGACCAACTGCACTCGATCGCGCACAAAAGGGTTAGCCGTCGGCACGCGAAAGCTTACGCCCGGATAGCCTACCTGGCTGAGAAAATCTCGCACAATGCGGTAATCGTTCGTTCCGGCCGTCTGCTGCCGTGCCCCAGTGGCGTCGCCGTACACTCTGATCCCGGCCCGATGGTTGGGATACCGGCTGCGGAACTCTTCGCAAGCATCGTGGGTGCTCGCGCGGCTTAGGGTGATCTCGCCATGAACCTGCATCTCATCGCCGATCCGTTGCGCGATCAGTGACGACATCGGGTCAACGTTAAAGTCGAGCGTCCAGAGTAATGGCCGCGCCGGATCCACCTCGGTACTTCGAACATTCCGCGCACGGTCGAACGTCCGATAGACCGCGCCGGAGTTGATATTCAAGTACTCTCCGAGTACTTCCTGATCGAAGAAGCGTTGATCGTAACTACGCTTCAACCGCTCGTAGAAATCGGGAACCTGATCCAGCAAGTGGCGGTTCTCATAAGCCTTCGCGAGTACCACCTCGTATCCGTCCACGCGATTCCTGATAAAACGGCGATACACCCAGTCGAAACCCTTCGGCGTCCAGACTGCAAATCCGCAGAGGTGTTTCGCCTTCGGATCGCGCAGGCGGCTCTCCAGCCGCAGCCAGACTTCTTCCCGCGTGTATGTCAACTCGTCGATCCCGAACCACGCGAGATTGGTGCCGCGCAGCCGTTCGAATTCATCCACGGCGCGAAATAGGATCCGGGACTTTGTGTCGCCCATCGTCAAAACCGATTCCGACTTGTTGAAGTCGAACGGGAGTGAGTTACTCTCCAGAACCTCCAGGAAGCTCGTCAGCGTTGCGTCTCGTAACATCGGATACGTAGGCGCGCCCACCAGACCCTGTCGCCCTGGATTGAGATAGCTCAGGCGGATAGCCTCCTGGCATAGCGCCTGGCTCTTCCCCGATCCGACCGGTCCCGAGAACCCCTTGAAGCGCGCGGCTGAGTCATGAAAGCGACGCTGCGACGGTAAGGGGCCGTACAGAATATCGCGCTGAATCGATTGCCCCGGAGTTAACGCTTTTCGGTCGGTTCGGCCCAT